GTACTTCGAGGTCGAGTTCGCTGGATTGAACCACCGTGCCTTCACGCGCACGTATCAGGGCGACACGTCTGGTGGTGTCGCCTGCGGACAAGGTCACGGCGATGTCTGCGTGGCGAAGAACGGCCAGGAGGTATTCGCATGCCTTGATTACGACGCGACCAACTACATCAAGTTTTGGCCGCTCGACGGATCAACGGCATACACCACGAGCCCGCTGTTCTATTTGTACCCGGCGGCCGGAGAAGCCACGGCCGGGCACATCTCTGGAATCCTGTCGCGCGGGAAGCCTGGGTGGATCATTGTTTCGACATACGACAGCTACGCGAGTAACGGCAGCGTCGATCCGGCGCCGACCGCGCGTTACCTCTATGACCGGATATTCGCGATCGAAATCAAGGCTGGCGGGCGGGTCATCTTCATTGGCGACCACCATTCTCGGCGCCACGGCACCGGAGACACCTACTTTGCCGAACCGCAGGCTACCAGCGACCCCACTGGCGAGATGATCTGCTTCGCCTCTAACTGGATCGGGCGCACCGGCACAGGAAACACGGTCGAGCCATCCTGCTACGTCTACGGGCTGCCTTCCTGGGCGATCCCGGAAGCGACATGAATCTCTAGAGGCCCGACATGGCATCCAAGGTAAACATCTGCAATCTGGCCCTCTCGCACCTCGGCGACGAGGGAACCGTGTCGTCGATCGACCCGCCAGAGGGCTCCGCACAGGCCGAGCACTGCGCGATGTGGTATCCGGTCGCTCGTGACGTGATGCTCGAGTCTCACGACTGGTGGTTCGCCACCCGCAGGAAGACGCTGGTGCTGTTCGACCCTGACGTTGTCGAGGCGCACAACTGGTCCTTCGCCTACGCGCTGCCGAACAACTGCCTGGCCGTCCGATCCGTCACCCGCCCGGGCGCTTCAACCCTCGCCGACAGCGAGGACTTCGAGCTTGAATCGCGCGACGACGGGTCCGGGGTCGTCTACACCAACGCCGAAGAGGCATCGATCCGCTACATCGTCCGAGCAGATGACCCCGCCAAGTACCCCGGGCTGGTCACCGAGGCCTTGTCCTGGCTCCTGGCGTCCTACCTTGCCGGCCCAGTGCTGAAGGGCGATGCGGGGGCAACCGCCGCGGTCAAGTGCGAGCAGGTCTGGCTGAACCGGCTGAACAAGGCTGCGGCAGCAGATGCGATGCAGCGCCAGGTTCCTACCCGCGTCGAGGCGCAGAGTTCCTTCCTGACGGTGCGCTGATGCCAAGCGTTCGGACGCTCGCGCGGTCGTTCTCCGGGGGCGAAGTCACGCCTGAGTTCTTCGGGCAGTTCCTCGACGGCAAGTTCCAGACGGGCTTGGCGAAGTGCCTGAATTTCGTCATCCTGCCACACGGCCCGGCACAGAACCGCGCCGGCTTCGAGTTCGTGCGCGAGGTCAAGGACAGCGATGAAGCGGCCCGGCTGATCCCGTTCACCTACTCCACCACGCAGACGATGGTGCTGTGCCTGAACGACGGCAAGTTCAGGTTCCACACCGACGCGGGGACGCTGGAATCGTCGCCTGGCGTTCCATACGAGGTCACGATGCCATATGCGTCGGACGACCTCTTCAGCATCAACTACGTGCAGTCGGCCGATGTGCTATCGCTGGTGCATACCGGCTACGCCCCGCGCGAGCTACGCCGGGCCGGGGCTCTGAGTTGGGCTCTGACTACGATCAGTTTTGCCACACCCCTCGCTGCTCCTGCGAACGTGACCGCTACCGCGTCGGTGACCGCCAGCGCGACGCCGGGTGAGGATATCGACTACACGTATGCCGTGACCGCCGTCGGCGACGGAGCGAACGAGGAATCTCTGCTGTCCACGCCGGACACATGCACAAACAACCTCTACGACTCGGACGCCTACAACACGATCACCTGGGACGCGGTGACCGATGCGGAGCGCTACAACGTCTACAAGCAATCTGGCGGATTCTGGGGCTACATCGGCCAGGCCGATTCGACCACCTTCAAGGACGACAACATCTCCGCGGACATCGGCAAGACGCCACCGCAAGCCAGTAATCCATTCTCCGGAACAGGGAACTATCCCGGCGCGGTGAGCTACTTCGAGCAGCGGCGGGTGTTCGCGGGAACCCTAAACAAGCCCCAAAACATCTGGATGACGAAGCCGGGGACCGAGACCAACCTGAACTATTCGATCCCCTCGCAGGATAGCGACGGCATCGAATTCCGGGTCGTGGCTCGTGAGGCGAACACGGTGCGGCATCTGGTGCCCCTGACCAACCTCATGGCGATGACGTCCGCTGCCGAGTGGCGCCTGACCAGCGTCAACACCGACGCGATCACCCCGAGTTCGGTCTCGGTCAAGCCGCAGAGCTACGTCGGGATCGGCCAGGCGACGCCACAGATCGCGAAGAACAACATTATTTTCGCGGCCGCGCGAGGCGGGCACATCATGGAGATGGCCTACAGCCTACAGGGCGGCGGCTTCGTGACCGGGGATCTGTGCCTGCGGGCTCCGCACCTGTTCGACGGCCTGGACATCGTCGACATGGCGTTCTCCAAGGCTCCATATCCGGTGGTGTGGATGGTCAGCAGCGACGGCAAGCTGCTGGGCCTGACATACGTCCCCGAGCAGCAGATAGGCGCCATCCACCAGCACGACACCGACGGCCACTTCGAGTCGATCGCGGTCGTGGCTGAAGGGGCTACGGACGTGCTCTACGCGGTGATCCGCAGAACGATCAACGGCAACACGAAGCGCTACGTCGAACGCATGCGGCCGAGAGCGTTCACCGATCAGGAGGACGCGTTCTTCGTCGACTGCGGCTTGACCTACGACGGCGCCGCGACGGACACGATCAGTGGGCTGGATCACCTCGAAGGCAAGACGGTCTCGATCCTGGCCGATGGCGCGGTGATGGAGCCACGGGAAGTGGTCGCGGGCGAGATCACGCTCGACATCGAGGCCAGCGTGGTGCAGGTTGGGCTGCCGATCACCGCCGACATACAGACCCTGCCGCTGGCCTTCGAGGCCCAAGCCCTGGGCCAGGGCCGGCAGAAGAACGTGAACAAGGTGTTTCTCAGGGTCAAGGACTCGAGCGGCATCTTCGCCGGGCCAAGTTTCACGAAACTGCGCGAGTACAAGCAGCGCACGGACGAGGAGATGGGCCTGCCTCCAGCCCTGAAGACCGGCGAAATCGAGATCAGCCTCACCCCGGAGTGGGGCAACAGCGGCCAGGTCTGCATCCGCCAGGCCGATCCGCTGCCGCTGACGATCGTCTCGATGACCCTCGATGTCGCCATCGGCGGCTGATCGGGTGCCCTTACCCGTGGGCCACAAGCCTACCTTGCCGCCATGTGTGACGCTTCCTCAGTCTTCGCCCTGCAAGGCGGCGGCGCTCTAACCTCTGCCGCGGGGGCGCTCTACGGAGCGCAGGGCCAGAAGGCGCAACTGTCCGGCCAGGCCGCTCTCAGCGAGATCAACGGCCGGATGGCCGACGACGCCGCCCGGAGCGCGCTGCAAGCGGGCGAGAAAGCCTCCACCGCGCAGAAGCTGAAGACGGCGCAGATCAAGGGTGCCCAGGCTACAGCGATGGCCGCGAACGGGATCGATCTTGGCGTCGGCTCCGCGCTCCGAACTCTGACCGACACCGATGCTCTCGGGCAGGCCGACGCGTACACCATCGAGGCGAATGCGGTCAGGAGCGCATGGGGCTATAAGGTCGAAGCCACCAACTACCAGACCGACGCGATGATGCGTCGGGGCGCGGCTGATGGCATCAGCGAGACCGGTGCGGTCGCCAGTTCGCTCCTCGGCAGCGCCGCTCAAGTCGCGCCCGGCTGGTACGCGCTGAAGACGAAGGGCGGCTAAGTGGCAACTGTGCCTTCGTACAGCGGCCCACAGGTCGCGGCAACGGTTGCCAAGACGCCTGGCTTCCAGGCATCTGCTCCGAACCCCCTGTCCATCGTGGCCGACCAGGCCCAGCGGGTTGGCGGCTCGCTGATGCAGGCCGGAAACTCCGCGACCAGCATCGCGCTCGACGCGATCGAGCAGCAGAACCAGGCGCGCATCGGCGACGCGATGAACCAGGCGGTTCAAGCCAAGTTGCGGTACACCTACGATCCGGATAGTGGCTACACCACCCTGCGCGGAGCCAACGCGCTCGAGCGGCCTGACGGCAAGTCGCTCGAGCAGGAGTATTCCGAGAAACTATTCGCCGACGTATCGAAGATCGCCGAG